TTCAGACGTGTGCTCTTCCGATCTTTCTTGATCGTGATGCCGACCGCTATCGTGTCTGGCATGATGGGTTCGCGTATGATATTATCCATGATAGTCTCCTTGAGTGTGCGCACACCTTATGCGCAAATGAAAACGCTGAGATCCCCCTCGGTGCGCGAAAAGTGTGCGCACACCTTGTGGCCAGAAGAAATCGACCGGACCATGCTCACGAATTTTTCGGGAGTGGTTCCTGCCTTCTGCGCGGCGATGTTGATGGTCTTGGTGTCGAGCTTGATTTCCTGCATATTGATCTCCTTGTGTGTTGTGGGTGGTGGTAAATGTTAGCTATTGACTCCGCTAGACTGGCGGATGACCTCGATAGCCATGGCAAGCTGCTCTCGATACTGCTCCGTCGGCTTGTGCGTGTCCGGCTCCAGGATCCCGTCTGCGATGCCCTGGTTTATGATGGTACGCTCGACGAGCTTGTTGAGCTTGCAGTTGGTGTGGATTCTGGCGGAGAGGGTTGCGACCGCCTTGATGAACGGATCACAGTACATGCCGAAACGGACGTCGCCTTCCTTGTGCGATCCTTGTCGGGTCTTCTTCGATGTGGGTTTCTTCATGGGCGTCATCGATTCGTTTATGTCAGTTTAGGTCAGGCATGTCGCCCGGTTCTCTCGAACGCTTGGAAGTATAGCACAGTGTGCGCACACTTGGCAATAGGGAAATTTAAAAAATTTTAAGCGGGCTAAAAATGCTATACTTTTTTCCGTAAACGAAACTAAACGAAAGGATCTAACCATGTCCGACGGTCTCTATATCTTTGCCGTGCTCTGCGGCATCGTGTTGCTCTTCCTCGCCGTCTTCCTGCTCGTCGCGATCCGGAAGGTGCAGGAGGAGGTGAAGAAAAGCCGCGAGGACCAGAAGGCCCAGGCGGCGGAGCTCATGAAGGCGATGCGCGAGTTGATCTTTGCGGTTAAGGCGCGCGGGTGAAGTCGGGGAGTTTTGCGATCTCGATGCGCGAGCGCTCGAGGTCCTGCCGGTAGTAGCGCATGGTCATTTCTGCTGAGACGTGGCCGACGAGCGCCTGGACCATGGCCAGGGGTGCGCCGAAGTCGGCCATGAGAGAGACGAAGGTCGATCGCAGGGAATGGAAGCCGGTGATCGCCGTGCGCCTCCGATGCGTCTCGAGCTTGACGGATTCGCCGAAGCCGCACGCGGCGAGATGGCCCTGGACGGTGTCTGAGAGCTTCCACTCGGGGAGCGTGGCTAGGGTCGGCAGGATGTACCCGCGCTTCTTCGGACGGCCTAGCGCCGAAGCGAGTGCCGGGTGCATGGGAAACTCGATCCAGATGCCGCTCGAGTACTGGGTCTTGTGCGGGCGGAGCCGGATGATCCCGCGATCGGCGTCGACGCGGTCCCAGGTGAACTTCGCGCAGTCGCCCAGGCGCGCGCCGGTGTATGCGCCGATCACGAAGAGCGTCCGGAGTTCGCCCGAAGCCTGGCCGACGATCTTCTGGAGCTCCTCGATGCCGAAGGCCCGCTTCTGGTGCGCGTTCTCGGCGATCTTCGCGAAGTCAGCCCAGGGGTTCTCGCGGGCGCGGTTGAACTCCCAGACACGGCGGAGGACGCGGACGTACTTGTTCACGGTCGCCGGGGAGCTATGAGCCTTCGCCCAGGTCACGAAGGCCGTCGCGATCTCGGGCGTCACGTCTCCGATCTTCTCGGCCTGTGGGAATGACGGCGGGCAGTTGATGCGGCACCTCGGCCCTCCGTCGTAACCGTGGAGCCAGCGGACGAAGGCGCGGTACCGTCCGCCGTCCACCTCCTGGGCTGCTGCCGTCTGGTTTGCGTTCTTCGGGTGCCTTATGTAGACCTCCCAGGCCTCCTCGATCGTGGCCGACGGTGCGCGCTTCTCCTCGATGAGCGCCTTCACGGCGGCGAGGCGGGCGACCTCCGGGAGATCGGAGCCTACGGCGTACTGGTTGAGGACCTTCTCGGCAGCTTCGCGATCGGTGACGCCGGTGGAATGGCGGACCCACTTGCCCGCGATCATGATCTTCGTGTACCAGACGCCGCCAGGCTTGCGACGGTAGAGGGTGCCGCGATTGTTTGCGCGTTTCATGTTAGGGTATGTTCGTTTATGTTAGAGTGTGCTATAATGTAGCCCGTAGCGCGACGAGCTGGTTAGGATTATATCACATTGTTACACACTATGAGCAAAAATCCTAATAAATCAGTATGTGCATAAACCTCCGAAGCCGAAGGTTGCTGGTTCGATCCCAGTTAGTCGCACCAATCAAAAACGAGGAATCCACAATAAATACGGGGCTTTTTGTTTTCCTGGTGTCAGTGTTAGAGTGTATTAGAGTGTGCTTTTTCGTGTCAGTTATTGCACACTTGGACACAGTTATAGCACACCCGCGGCGCCGATCAGCGTGGGGCTGGCGGCACGTCCGAGGACCTCGCGCGGCCGAGTTAGGTCGCGTGAAGGTAACTCGCGGGTATATTTTCCCTCCGCCTAGTGATTTTTCTATGAGTTGCAGAGGTGGTATCTTTCCCAATACTTTCACAATACCATAGGGTAACTATACGCCTAGGGGTACTGTATGTTATTTTATGTGGTAACTATACGGTGGTGGTAACTACTATACCTTTAGGTATAGTGTTACCTCCTCCTAGTTACCACTTGGAATAACGTACCGGGGGAGGCCTAGTACAGTACTTAATCTAGGATAGTTATGGGAGGCGTTATTTACATAACATAGGGGGAATGTAAAAAACAGGACGGCCGACCCTGGAGAATGGGAGCCGACCGTCCTAATACCACCAGGGGAACGCCTGGCGGAAATCGTCACGGGGTGCATGATCCGTCGGAGCACGCGCCCTCGGAGCAGGAGCCGTCGGTGCAGTCCTGGCCAGAAGTTGCAGGCGCAGAGCCCTTGGTCGTGCCATTTATGAGTCTGGCGACGGCGTCTCCAAGGACGGAGCCGACCGACTGGCCAGCGCCCGCCTTGTTGACGGGGACGCTGACGTCGACGTCCGGCTTGACGTCGTTGGTCGGGCTGGCCGTCATGGTCTCGGTCGAGCCTGCTGAGTCAGCCGAAGCGAGCGCGCCGTCTCCGATCGTGAGGGTGACCTTGTTGTTCTGCGCGCGGTCGTCGAAGCGGACGATGATGTCCCCGTATCGTGCGGATGTGGAGCGGCTGGCCGGTTCGCTGGTCGCGCAGCCGGCGATCGCCAGGAGGAGCGCCAGGAGCGCGCACGCCTTCGCGGCCTTCTTGGAGACCTTCGCGGCCTTCTCGGAGATCTTCGCCTTCGCCTTTGTGACCTTCTCGGTGATCTTCGTGTTCTTGGTCTTCATGTCGTGTGTCCTTTCTTGTTATGGGACGCGTGATAGAACGGCCTGGCGTACGGAGGCGATCGCTTCGGAGACGGACGCGCCGAAGATGCCGAGGATGTCGGAGAGGATGCGCGCGGCCTCATCCTGGGTGATGACCTTGTCCTCGACTGCCATGGTGACGGCCTTGAATATGTCGTTGCCCTTTGCCACGTATTCGGAGATCTTGACCGAGGTATCGACCGAGATGTCGGTCTTGATCTTGGCGAGGAGTTCGGTCGCGGAGTTCGCTACGGCCTTGGTGACGGAGTCTACGGTGACGGCCTGGTCGAAGGTCTCGGCGACAAGTGAGCGCCGTCCGTTCTGGGTGAAGAGCTTGAAGATGTTCATGTGGTTCGTCCTTTCGGATCAGGCCGCGCCGTCAATCTTGGCCGATGAAGAGCTTCACCAGGCTCGAGGCCTGGGTGATGCCGCAGGCTGCGAGGACGATGATGCCGAGCCACTTGAGGGCGCGCCCGAGGTTCTCGCGGGCCCATTCACCCCATTTCGCTTTCTCGTCGTGGATCGCCTCGAGCTGCTTCCCGAGGGCGTCGAAGCCGGCCTTGTTCTCCCGGCGGAGGTCGCCGAGGGTTGTCTCGACGACGGTGACGCGCCGGTCGAGGTTGTCTACGCGGTCCTCGAGGCGCTGGATCGGGCTACGGTTGATCACTTCCTTCTCGGCCATGGCTGCCTCCTTTACTGGCTTTCGGCCGTCTTTCCGTCGCACCAGTCGATGATCTCCTGGTTCGCCTCGACGATCTCCGCGTAGATGGCCCGCATGGTGTTCGTGAGGGCCTTCTTCTCAAGGTCGTCGTACTTGGCCTTCTTCTCGACGGCGCGGGATCGGATGCGCTCGATGATGGCCTCGCATTCGGCCAGGCGCTCGCGGATCGGCGAGGTTTGGATCTTGCCGGTGACGGCCTTGACCGTGTTCGTGTCGACGCGGTAGATCTGTCCGCCCTTGGTCCATGTGCAGATGATGCTCCCTGGGATGGTGGTCGTGTCCCTGGATGTGCAGCGGACGATGTTGTCGAGGACGGTGCGCTGCTGGTCGGTGATGACCTCCGCGAAGATCGTGAAGGCGGAGAGGATGCAGGCCGCGAGGGCGATGGTGTTACTCTTCTTCATGGGTGACGTATCCCTTCTCTTTGATGACGCCGTTGTCGAAGTAGGCCCAGACGCCGTCGACGCGGTTCGTGATGTAGCCGGTGACGGTGGGCCGTCCGTCGACGGTGAGCTGCATGGAGCCGAGGTTGAAGCCGTTCACGCCTCCGAAGGTGTCGTTGGCCCTGGTGAGGCACGTCACGCCCTGGGCGAAGACGGGGCGCTTCACGGTGCACCGGTGGCACCCGTTCCATCCCTTGCGCGTCGTGCCTTCCTTCGACCATCCATTCGGGGTGCCGGCTTCTGCCCAGGTGACGGCGTTCGTGACCGCGCCGCCGAAGTATTCGTAGACGACGAAGCGGTTCGGCGGGAGATTCAGCTCCTGGGAGTACCAGACCCATTGGACGTCCGTTATGCCGTCGGTGGACTCGTCGACGACGTAGGCCTGGAGGTTATCCGGCGCGGACTCCGGAGCGAACGCGATCGCGAAGGACTGCGAGTACTTGGCGACGCGGTTCGTGTTCGAGTAGAGGTACTGGAGCGAGTTCGTGAGGGAGACGCGGGCCGCCTCGCTGATGGTCTTCACCTCCTCGGTCGCGACCTCGAGCTCCACGGCCTCGGCGAACGAGACGAGCTTCCCGGATGCGTCGATGAGCTGGTTGTCCGCCGTGGCCAGGACCGGCTGGCGGACGTATGCAAGGTTCTCGACCGTGTCCGAGACGATGAGGAGGTTCGTGACGGACGTCGCCGCAATGTCCTCCTCGTCGGCGAAGGCGGCGAAGGCCAGGACGGCGGCGAAGATGGTGACGAGGTGCTTCACTCGGCGGCCTCCTTCTCGACGGCGATGCGGTACTGGGTGTTCTTGTCGAGGGTCCACCCCTCGATCACGATGTTCGTCGCGGTCGTCTCTCCGACGGTCTCCCAAGGCGACCACCCGCCCTTGAACGGGAAGGCCTTCGACCGGCGCTGGACCTGGAAGGTATCGGTGCCGATCTCGATGCGGTCGTCGGACGTTGACCACTCGAGGGTCGCGCGCTCTGGAGTGACGTCGCAGCGTGTGAGAGTGATCCCCTGCTCGACGATGACCGGAGGAGGCGTCGGAGGTTTCGTTGAGCCGTGGACGATGAGCGTCGCGACGATCGGGAGCAGGATGGCGTTCGCCGGGTGCAGCCGGAAGAAGGCGGCAATCCTGGCCATGTTACCGCGCGCGACGGAAATCATGATGGCGATAGCGACGGCGATTAGTCCGGACAGACAGACGACGAGGAGGACGGACTGGAAGATGGTCTTGATGTTATTCATTTGCCACCCCCGTCAGAAGTCCGCCGGTGAAGGTCAGTCGCTTGTCTCCCCAGGTGACGGTCTCGGACAGTCCGCCCGTGATGCCGTTCTTGATGTCGAACGTGTAGCCGTCTCCGCTCGGCGTGTCACCTTCGACGTAGACCTTGTAGAAGTACTGCCCGTGACTCGGGACAGTGACGTCGATGCGGTAGAGGAAGGTGTACTTGTTTCCGTCCTTATCCGTGTACTCACCGGCCTGGACGACCGGATCGGTGACGCTTGTGTCCGCGACCGGAGTGAAGTCTTCGCCGGTGAAGTCGGCAAGCGTGCTCGATGCACGGACGATCGGCTTGACTGCTCCGATGTCCTCGTTGAGCGCGTAGTAGATCTGGTGCGTACGTGTCCCGCCGTTGTCCTTGCCTAGTACGAAGTTGTAGATTATAAGCTTCGCGTTCTCGCTGATGAGGACGACGGAGCCGAAGGAGTCGTTGAAGCCGGAGCGATAGACGATGACCTCGTTGTTGACGATCGCTGAGACCACCGACTGGACCGCGTTCGTCGCCTCGATGGCCGTCTGTTCGGCCACGCGGGCGGACTCGGCCGCTGCGATGACCTGGACCTCGTTCGTCGCGAGCTGCGCGGTCGTTGCCAGGACCTCGGGCGCGTTGACCCGTCCGTTCTGGTCTACCATGACGACGCGGTTCGATACCGTCACCGAGTCGGCCATGGCGACGGATGCGAACGAAACGCAAAAAGCGATGATTTTGAGTTTCACTTTGCGGCTCCCTTCTTCGGATCCTGTAGGCGCTTCTCGCCCTTGAGGTTGAAGGCTCGGAAGGTCCCGGCCTTGCGCTCGCGTTCGCGCTTCTCGGCGTACTCCTTTGCACGTTTTGCCGCGGCTTCGCGGGCGGCGGTTCGTTTGTCGGCGCGGTCCTTCTCGGCCTTTTCGAGGGCCGCGACGCGCTTCTCGATGGCTTCGTATTCGGCGCGAGTGACCGGCGCTGCCTCCTCGGCGCACGTGGCGGCGGCGAGGATGGTGGCGGTGATGACGGTGATGAGCTTCATGCGTTCCCCTTTACTTGATGGCGGTTATGTTCGTGTTCGTGACGGCGATGTAGTAGAGGTTACCGTCGATCATCCGGGCTCTCCAGGTTATGCCGAGTTTCTCGTCCCAGATGGAGTTCATAGCGTCTCCGGCGATGTCCTTGAGCTTCTCCTCGTTCGGGATCATTGCAATGATGTTCTCCTTTTCATGCGAAACAAGACCGTCTACGTAGCTTTTTGTCGATATCTCGTCGTCCGTTTCTTTAGGCTCAATTCCAAACATTAAATCACGTACGACAACAATCATTACTCCGTCAATTGTAACGGACGTAGCTTCTCCAGACCAATAGTCGTGTTCGATAGTCGTATATTTAGTATTGAGGGCGTCGCAGAAGTAGCTAATGCTCACATGACTACTATCATGACCGAGTACCTCGCCGCGCCTTGCTATTTTATCACCATCTCCTCCGTCGAAGTAGGAAATGCAGCCGATTCGGGGGATGGTGGATGCGTACACGGTGAGGTCTAGCTTGGATCTCGTGCTGTTGCTGAAATCAGTAAAGCCTTTGAGATCTTCGATATGGTGGAGATGCGTGTCATTGGGTACGTGTGCGAGTTTTTCGGAGACGATGCCGCCGACGATGTTGGTGACCGTCTGGCCGTCTGTACCGGCCGATCCACTTCCACCGTGCGTCGCGACGTACTCGACGATGTTCGTCATAATTTGCGTCTTGCCGGGGAGATCCTTGAGCTGCGCGTAGAGCGGGATGACTTCCGCCGCGTCTTCTGCCAGCGCGGGGACGGCCATGAGGACGACGGCGACGCAGGCGCGGAACGCGGAGAGCAGGCGGTTCACCGTGCGCATGACGTCGCCCATGGTGCTCTCCTCGGGATCCAAGTCGCGGACGTCGGAGAGGTCGGGCTTGTTCACGACCTGGCTCCAGGAGATGCCGTTGCCGATCGTGATCGAGGTCGAGTCGCTGCCGGGGTATGCGTCCCCGACGTGCGTCGTGACCTTCACGGCAAGGGAGTTGTCGAAGGTTCTGATCTTCCCATCCGCGTCGATGATCCTGAACTTAGCGAAGCGGACGCCGGTCTTCATGTCCGCCGTCTCCTGATGTGTGAAGACGATCTCGACGGACGCGCCGGCGACGATGCGCTCGAAGGTCTTGACGATGCCGTCGAACTCGAACTCGGCGCGGCACCCGTCGAGGTCTACGTCCGCGCCGGTGTTGATCGTGAAGTGAAGCGGACGCCCGAAGGTTCCGCCGGTGTCGTCGCCCTTGAAGATGGTGAGCATGGCCTGGTCTCCTTTGACCTTGGCCACGCTGCCAAAAACGGCATTTAGAGCGCCGTGAGCGTTTTCGCGCCCGTTGAGAGCTGGTATGTGAGGCGGAACTTCGCCACCGTCGCGTCCGTTCCTGTGGACGATGCGCGGACGGTCGCGGCGTCGTATGTTCGCGCGCCGGACCAGACGCGGAACTCGCATGCGCCGCCTGGCTTGCCGGACTCCTTGGCGATGCTCATGGTGAAGGTGACGGTCATGATGGTCGTGCTCGCGTCATACCTCCAGTTGTCACCGTCTCCGTCGACTACCATCTCGTAGGCGATGATGTGCCCGGTCGAGTGTCCGCTGCACATGTTGACGCCGTTGACGTAGGCGACAGGACCGCTCCCGAAGTCCTCCTGGACGAACACCCACTCGGTCATGAGCTTCGCCGTCGGTGTCTGGTAGATCGGGGCCTCGGAGCTACCGAAGAGGATGCTCTTTCCGTCGCCGGCGAGGTCGTCTACGAGGAGCGTCGGGATATAGCGCCGCGAGTCGTCCTCGCGGATCGTGTAGGCCTCGTCCATGAGTCGGCCAGAGATCGTCGCGCCGTTCGTGAGAAGCGTCTCCTTGCCGTCCGCGTCCACCAGGTAGAAGCGCGCCCATGGCTTCTTCGGGTCCTGGGATATGCTTACGAGCGGGTCTCTCATTGGGAGCAGCGAGTACGCGGTCTCGGTGATCTCATGGCCGCCGATGGAGATCGTCGCGCCGGTCGTGTTGGAGATGCTTATCCTGAGCATGTTGGACATTGTGATCGAGACAGACTGCGTGCCGTCCTTCGATTCCTGGCGCAGCGTATGGGATTCAGACGCAAGTGCGATCGCCTCGCCGTAGGTCTCATATCCGTATTTGACGAAGGATGTGCTGAAGTAGTACGGGCCGCGGATGTCGCAGATGATATCGACCCTCCTTCCCTCGACGTAACCGTATTCACAGACTCGGGCGAGGACATTGTCGCTCCTTTCTATCCACCAGGCGCGGTCGTACTCCTCGCGGCGCTGGAACTTCCCTCCCTCGACGGAGAAGTCGACGTCCATCTCGAAGACGGTCGGATAGTAGAGGTCTACGGCGAACGCACCCCATGAGAGGAGCGCGGCGAGGAGGATGACGGCGCGCTTCATTCTTGGTGCTCCTGGGCGTGCGAGGTTGCGGTGAAGACGACCTCTTCGACGCTCGTCGGCGTTCCGGTGATCTTGGCCGATACGGTGGTCTTCGTGATCTTGAGCTGGTGGGTGGAGGCGTCCCATGTGACGTCGGATACGAAGGTGATAGAGCCGAAGGTGTTCGGGTCTTCGCTGGCCGCGTCCTTCCATGTGATCCCGCCGGAGTCGTTCTTCGTCGGCACCTGGCCGGATGTCGCGGATCCGAAGCCGGAGATGTCGAGCGTGTTGCCGGACGTTGCGAGCGATTTGCCGACGGTCATGGCCACCGGCGCCGCGCCGTTCTTGAGGAGCGGGATGCGGTTGTCACCGGAGAGCCAGCTGAGGGAGTCACCGTTGCCCGTGTCCGTCGTCGAGTACGGGATCGCGCCGACTTTGTTCGGGTATCTCGAGAGCTGGAGGCCGGAGCCGTCGTCGAGGGTGACGCCCTGGGTGAATCCGTTCGCCTCGAAATACTTGAGCGCGTGGTTCTCGTCCCATCCGATGAGACCGTTGCCCTCGATGGTGTCATTCCATCCGTAGAGCCTTGCGGTTCGGTCCCCGTTCTCGTCCGCCGCGATTTCGATGGACGGGTTCACGTCGCCCGCCTCGTCGCCGAGGATGTGCACGAAGCGCCCGGTTCCGTCCGCTCCGATCGCGTAGACCATGCCTTCCTCGAGCTCAGCGTCCGCACCGTGGAGCATGAGGTATGGCGCGGTCGGATCCTCCTCGTTGATCGTGATCGTGGCACCGTCAACGTCCGGGACGGTTGAGCCGTCGATCTTCGCAAGGGGTGCGTAGCGGATCTCGCGCGCCCCGTTCTGGCCGACGACAATCGGGAGGTACTGGCCCTCGACGGAGACGTCCGCGTTCGTGAGGATGTCTGCGACGTCGTTCTTGGTCGAGAAGCCGGGCACGTCGTGGAAGCCGTGAAGCTGGAGGTGTCCGCCGGTCGCCTCGAAGTCGATCGAGGCGTTGTCCGCCGCGAAGGTCGAGATGCTCTGCGTGTCGTCCGATCCGCGTACGGTGATGATGCGCGTCTCGGTGTCTCCCTCCTTGACGCCGTTGAGGATGATCTTGCCGGACTCGGTATTCGTGAAGACGTTGTCGGCGAAGAAGCCGTCGAGCGCCTGCCAGGCGAGGCCGTCCCCGGACGTGTACGGCACGAAGGCCGTCCGCGCCTCCGCCGCTGCGGTCTCCGCGTCTCCGAAGCCGACGAGCGCGAGCGTGTCCTCCTCCTCGTCGTCGCCCTTGGTGATCGAGACCTCGTCGGCGTTCGTCACCTTCTCCGCGATCTCTCCGAGGTCCATGTAGCGGATGCGCTTGTCATTGCTCCCGTCGCGGACCACGATTGAGAGCGAGTCCTTCGACGTCGCGGACCTGGGGACGCCGTTCGTCATGTAGTCGGCCAGGTTGTAGAGTGTGAGGTAGTCCTTGCCGGCGAAGCCTGCGAGCTGGATCCCGCCGTTCTTGATCTCTCCGGAGCTGGCCGTGATGGTCTCGATGCTCTTGTGGTCGAAGAGGTCGTAGGGGTCTAACCACGCGAGCGTGGAGCCTCCCCACCAGGGGATGAGGCCCTTGTCGGAGGCGGCGGACGGTGCGCCGTAGAGCTGGAGCTTCGGGTAGGTGCCGCCGGTGTAGCCGATCGTCTTCCCGTCGGCGAAGTCGTACTGCGCGTCGGTGTAGCCCTCGAGCGCCTTGCCCTCGGCGTTGGGCCCGACGGCGAACGAGATCGTCTGCGTGATCTTGTTTCCGTTCGCGTCCTTGCCGGTGATCTTGAGGCCGTTCGTGGCCAGGGAGTCGAGCTTCTGGCCGACGGCCTTGACCTCGTTGTGCGCCTGGAGCGCCTTCTCGGCCGACCGCAGGGAGAGGAGGGAAAGCGGGTCGTCGCCTGCGATGGCGGTGACGTCTTCCTGCGGGATGTTGCCGTCCGCGTCGAGCGTGACCTCGCGGCGCTGCGGGTTGCCATCCTCGTCGTAGTAGCTGACGGTCACGTGATCCTCGACCTCGGTCCACCCGTCCGGGGTATACCAGTCGCTCGGCTTGGCGTGTACGGTGGCCGCGAGGACGAGCGCGGCGATGGCGGTGAGCTTATTCACTTGGTGACCTCCTGGGCGACGCTGGGCTGGATGATTCGGCCGACGACGTCGAAAGCGCCGGGGAACGTCTGACCGACGGACGCGATGCCGCGCCAGGTGAGGCGGTCCGTGCCGGCCTCGATCGACTGCGTGGCGTTGCGGTAGGTGTGCGTGGCGTCCTCCCAGACGAAGAGCATGCCGTTCCGCACGCCCTGGGCGGATGCCGACGCGGTGACGTTCGTGGCCATGAGCGCGTAGACGGACGCTGGCTCGCAGGCGATCGTGATCGAGTTGACGCCGTTGCCGGCCTTGTATACGGCGGCCCCGTCCTTCGTCGTCGTGGTCTCCGCGACCGCCCTGGCTACGTACTGCTTCACCCATTCCTGAGACGCTCCGATCGCGAGTGCGATGCCGCAGGAAGCAGCGACGACGATGGTGACGATGATGCGCCTCACGCCTGCACCTCCTCGTCCGTGATGTGCGCGAGGGCCTCGTAGACCCACTCGCCGGTCTCGTCCTTGACCATCCGCACCTGGACGAAGCCGCCGCCCTTGGCCGGGATCTGCGCGATGTTCACGGGCCGCCCGGGTTCGAGTGGAGCGGATGCCGCAGAGAACGGCTTGATCTCGAGAAGGCCCTCGCCGATCGCGGTCGGGTTGCCTTCGGAGTCGGTCGCGTGGACTTCGTAGCTGGCGTGGCCGACGATCGGGAAGCAGGTGCCGATGATGTAGAAGAGGCAGCCGTCCTCGCCGATGTTGCCGGGGATGTCGAAGTAGGCACCGTCCGGACGGAAGACGCGGACGAAGGGCCCGGTGCAGTCCTCGGGGAACTTCTCGGCCAGAAGCCGGAAAGAATGCCCGGTGCGGGCGTATAGCATGGGGAGCGGGAAGTTGAGCCGCTCGGGGTTGAGCTTGATGCGGGCGTTGATTTGCTGGGCCATGTCGGAATACCTCCGCGCATGGCCACCCTATCAAATGACGCGAAACCAGTTCTTGGCGGTCTCGACCTTTAGGAGCATGCCGCGCTCGTCGAAGACAAGGTCGGCGAAGTGCGCGTAGTAGGTCGAGTTCGTGCCGTTCTTCGTGACGCCCGTGCAGACGGTGAGCTTGATGCCTTTCTCTCCGCGCGTCCACTTCGTCGAGAGCGCCTCGACGACGGCCTTCGCTGCGGACTGGTTGAGGTAGGTCTGTCCGGTGGCGTCGCTCGAGATGTTCGCTCCCTTGAGCGCGGTCGGTTTCGCGTCCTTCGGCGTGAAGACAAGTGCGTCCGTATCGACCTCGATGACGGAGTTGCCCTCGATGTTCTTCGTGAGCTTGATGCCCATACCGCCGATGAGTCCGTTGATGAACTTCGCCACGCGGTTAAACCAGGAGAACGGCACCATCGAAACGGGGCCGCGTGTGAAATCGTCTTTGAGCTTCGAGAAGGCCATGGGTTAAATCCAGGAGGGGCCGCTGACGACCTTGACGCCGTTGTCGTAGAGCTCAGACCCGGACTGTCGGATCGTGAGCTTCCAGAGGTGCGGACTCATTTGCTCGCGGGTTACTCGGACGGCCTCCTGCTGGAAGACGGCCGAGCCGCTTGATCCGTCGGCGAACTTCGACTGGAGCGGCACGACGAAGCTCTTGCCGTTCGCGTCCGTGACGCTGACGCTGGCATCCGACGGGTGCGCCATGTCGTAGGAGAGGCCGATAAAGACGAAGACGCGGTCTTTCGTCTTCGATGTCCAGAGGTGTGTCGCCCAGGACGTGGGCACGCCGTCCGTGAAGACTGCCGGGAGGCGTTCCTTCTGGACCGCGCTCTGGTACTCTTCCTCAACGACCTTGCCGTCGAACGCCGCCTGGTAGGATGCAGCAGCTCCCATTATTCGCCGCCTTTCATGTTGAGAAGCTCGTCGAGCTTCTGGTCGAGCTTCGAGGTGTTGGCCGCGATCTTCCGCAGCTCGTCCTCGGCTGAAGTCTTTGTCTGTTCCGCAGCTGACGCCCTGACGAGCGCCTCAACCTGGGGCGAGAAGCTGCGCGACTTGCGCCATCCTGCGAGGGTGTCAGCGACGCCCTGGGTGTCACCGGCGGACATGAGCCGGGAGAGTTCGTCGATGCGCCACTTGCCGCCGTACCGGCTCGCGTCACGGTGCAGGCGCTCGAGGTCGTTCCGATAGTCCTGCTCCTCGCCGATACCGCGCTTGGCCGCATTCGGGTCGCGGTACCAGGCGAAGGCCCGGTCGAACTCGGACGCTGCCGCGCTGGCCACCGTGGAGAGGTCGCCGGACGCCCGCTTCTGCTCGTCGATGCGCTCGCGGATGTTCTTGATCGCGGTCTTCTGTGCCTCGGACTCGATGCGCTTACGCTCGGCCTCGATCTCCTTGATGGCATTCTTCGTGTCCTCGATCTCCTTGCGGAGCCTGGCTTCCTCGCGCTTCGTGCGGTCATCGTCGGCCTTGATGCGGATCTCCTCGATCTTCTGCTGCGCGTTCGTCTGGGCGTTCGTGGAGTCGGCGATCGACTTGAGCTCGAATGCCTCGCGCTCCTTGGCCAGGATCTGGCGCTTGCGGTGGACTTCCTCGAGTTCCTTCTGCTTCTTCTCGATGATTTCATCCTGCGAGTTGGCGAGGTTGCGGGCCTTGACCCAGGCGTTAAAGATGCTGTCTGCATTCTTTTGCGCTCTCCCCCTGTTGAATTTAGACGTGAACAAAGTGGTCCAGCTCGTGGATTCCTCAGCCGCAGCGTCGAACGACTTGCCGAGTTCTGCGCTGCGCTTTTTCGCCTTCCGCTGCGTGCGCTTCGCCTCCTGGATCTCGAGGCGGATGCGGTTCTCCTCGTCGTCGAGGTCCTGTCCGCGCCGGTCGAAGCGAGCCGCCGACGCCTCCTCGTTCGCGCCGCGCGAGAGGAGCGCGTACTTGTCGGCGATCGCGTCGCGCTCGGCCTGGGACTTCGCGACCGAAAGCTCGAGCGCCTTGTTGTATTCGAGCTGCGCCTGCTTGAGCTTGTTCGTGGCCTCGATCTGCTCGTTGAAGTTCTTCGTGAGCTTCTCGGCCGTCTTGCGCCCGGCTTCCATCTTCTCGGCGAACTGCTTCGCGCCCTGCTCAAGGTTGCAGAGTTCGTTCGTGGCCTGGCGGATTGACTTCGGGAGCTGGTCCCAGTTCCAGATCTTCGCACAAAGGTCCCTTAGCGCGAAGAAGAGCTTGATGACGGAGGTGATGGCCATGCCCAAGGCACCGATCGACGCGACGCCTTTGGCTCCCATGTCCTTTAGTCCGGGGATTAAGCCGGTGACGATCTTTGCGAGCGCGCTGAAGCTTCCGTTTGTAGCGCTGATGGCGTTGTCTAGCGAGAGCGTCGCCTTCGTCGCGTCGGATGCTCCGGATGCCGTTGCGGCCATGGCGTCGCCTGATGTGGCCTTGAGCTCCTCGAGCTGCTGGGCGAGCGTCTTGTATCCTCCGCCCATGGCGAGGCAGGCCTTGTCGGCCTTCGCCGCGAACGAGTCCGCCGCCGCCGCCGCGCGGAGCGTGGACTGCCGGATCTGGTCGTTCGTGTGAGCGACGTCCCGCGCGATCTTCGCGAGCGCGTCGTTGGACTCCTTCACGCCGCGGGCGTCGAAGTAGCTGCCGATGTTGATCTTGACCTCTTTAGCCATGGGCGTCCGCCTTTTCCTTCTGGAGACGCTCGCGAATCTCCTTTAGAGCGAGCTTGTAGTCGATGAGGAGCTTCTGCTCGTCGAGCTTGAGCGTCTTGCCGTGCTCGACGGCGTAGGCCTCGTAGAGTTCGTCAAGGCGCGAGGGCGTCTCGATGAAGAGCTCCTCCATGGTCGCGCCGCAGGAGATGCAGGCCTTCGTGAGACGCTTCTGGAGCTTCTCGAGTGACGCCTGCGCGGCCTCGCGGTTCGTCCGCTGCCGGACGTCCTGGCCGACCGCCGCACGCTTCCCGGCTTCCGCGTCGTCGAAGCCGCTCGTCGCGTACTTGCACGCGCGGGCGACCTCCTCGCGCGTCACCGGCAGGGAGGCGGCCCACTTGCCGACCGCCTCCTCGATCGCCTCCGGAGTGATGAGAGAGTCGAAGAAGTGCGGCGTCCTGGCGTGCGCCTGGGCGAAGTACCAGAACGTCGCGCGGGTGTCCGGAGTCGCCTCGACGCGGTCCGCGTACTGGAGCAGCCAGGAGAGCGCCTGGAAGGTGAGCTGGTAGAACGGGACGTCGCCCGCCCATCCGACGCGCGGCCAGTTCGCGCCGGTCGTCTCGGGCCCGCATTCGAGGCGGAGCGCGAGGCAGTTGAGGCGGTCGAAGTCCTCGATCGTCGGCTCGAGTCCGGCGGTCTTGAGGTCCTCCCAGTCTTCTCTGGCCTTCGGTGCGATCATTATGCCGCCTTCGGAGCTTCGACGTCGGTGCCGACGAGTCCCTTGGAGAGCGTGACCGTGTACTCGCTGTACCCGTTCTCCGGGTCCGTGCGCGTCTTCTCGGCCGTGATCGTGTAGCCGCTGGCCGCGACGAAGTCGAGCTCGCCGGCGATCCAGCAGCCGACCGTGAACTGCGCGACCACCTTGCCGCCGGAGCAGTCGCTCGAGGACGTGACGCCCTTGGGCTGGCCGATCGTCGGGTCGACGGAGAAGGTGACGGTCGCGGCGGTGATGTCCGCCTCGGTGTCGTCGGTGACGTTCGTCCAGGTCGAGCCGGACTTCTTCTTGATCGTGAGCGCGCTGAGGATGTCCTGCGCACGGTGGCGGGCGGTGAAGCTGACGCTGCCGGTGTCGTAGGTGCGCTTCGTCGTGCCGTTCGGCTCGATCATCTTAAGCGTGGCCGTGAGCGTGCCGGGATTCTTCGCGGAGAAGCTGAAGGCGTAGCTGACGATCATGAGCGGGTTGGCGAAGTCGTCGTGCGTCTTCACGGTGCCGAGCGCCGGGAGAGCGCCGCTGAAGGACTTGACGACCTCGTATGTCGTGGACGGGTCGGCCGTGCTTCCGAAGACGTCCTGCGCGGCGACGTCGCCCTTGCCGTTGGTGCCCTCTGTCACCTGGTTCGATCGGTTCTCTCCGCTGCTCTTTACGGCGACGGCGTTCGTGGTTGCGGTCTCGAGTCCTGCATAATCCTTGCCGGCGTTGAAGGTAGGAGTTGCCATTCTCGGCTCCTTGTCTTTTGGGGTTAGTAAATGCGGGCGGTGGCGCTCGCGTTATAGGTCTTGATGAACTCTCCGCCATCGATGGCGGTCGAGAAGTCCGGATCCGTGGAGTCAAGGACGAAGGCGTGTAGCTCGACGTGTTCGCCGTTGAGACCGTCGCACCCGTCGCCCGTCACGCTGGCCAGCGCCGCACGGACCGCCCGGCACGTGTCGCGGAAGGTGACGCCGCGCGGGTCTTCGCTCCTGGCGATGTGGACGGTGATGCGGATCGCGAAGTCGATCGGAGAACGGCCTCTGACGTCGAGGCGCTGCGCGGACTGGCCGACCTTGACGTTGATGTAGGTGAACTCGCCGTACTTCGCCTCGCCTGCCTGCGCGGGGTCGTGCGTCCCCTCGACGGGGATGCCGTTCACTTTGGCCGCGATCAGACCGACCAGGGCGTTCTCGACGTACTCCTCGGGCTCGGGCTGGATGGTGTTGGTGGTCTCCATGACAGAGGCCCGCCCGTTAAATCACCCGAGGAAGCGCTTCGTGTCGTTCTCGATGCGCCAGGCGAGGTCACGCTGCGCGGCCTCGATCGCCGCACGCTGGGCGTCTTCCGGGAGCGCGTCGCAGATGTAGTCGAGGCGGTTCTCGATCGAGACGGCGGCGGCGGACTTGTTCCCGCTCCGCGTCTCGGCGAAGGCACCGTCGACGGCCTTCGTCGGATCCCGGCGGTCGTTCTTCCTGCGCTTCCAGCTCGCGTCATCCGACGCTCCGGAGAAGATCTCGCGCTTCACCCATCCCCAGGAGGCCTTCGCAAGGCCCGCGTGGAAGTTCTGGCCCTTCTGCCGGAGGAGTTCCGCCTTCTCGGCCGCGAGGTCCTTGACGATGTCCCCGCGCTTCGTGTGGCGCAGGCGCGCGTAGACGAAGACCTGGGCGACGCGGACGCCGGGCGTGCCGACGCGCTTCGCGAAGCTCCACCGGTGGATGTCGAACGGCAGGCGGTGACCGGGGCGCGCCCACTTCTTCCCCTGCGGCCGGTAGGTGATGTACTTCGGCTTCTCCTGGGAAGGCTCCGCGAAGATCTCCGAGGACCGCGCCTTCTTCGGTGCCTTCTTCGTCCTGGAGCGGAGCGAGTCGCAGAGAGAGAGTCCGACCTTGCGCGTCATGACGCCGACGCGACCGGGGAAGTCCTTGCCGAATTTGTCGAGCATGCCCGTGATCTCGTCCAGGGCCGCACGGTCGACGCTGACGGTGGCCGTGACCATTACCGGCTCCTAGCGTTGATGACCCAGTAGTGGGGACGGCGCAGGACCCGCGCGACCTTCGCCTCGATGCGTCCGTCCTTCCAGAAGCGGATGACGTCGCCGACCTCTGGAGGTTTGACCTCGGTCCAGTCCTCGGACGAGATGGCCAGCGTCCAGGAGTTGCCACGGATCGGCGCGTAGCCGTCTGCGATGTCGGTGACCGGGCCGTTGTCAAGGACGAGGAGCTTGAGCGGTCCGCCGATCGAGCGCTCTCCCAGGCGGTCGCGCCGCATGCCCTCGTAGATGCCGTCGACGCCGTCCATGCGTTCAGACAGGCCGACGGTGAGCGAAGCACCAGCGGGGTCGGTCTTCGCGCTGGTGACGATGCGGCGCGTGTCGTTGAGGCCGACGGCGCAGCCGACCTCGAGCGTCGGGAAGAGGTGAGCGGCTGCGATGACGCGCATTACTTCGGACGCGCCTGACTCGGTGACGGTCTCTGCCGCGCGCTCGATGGACGAGCAGGCTACCGCGTCGCCTTCCTCATCGCCGTTCGTGAGAAGGTGGCGGAGTTCGCCGAAGACGCCGACGGCGGTGAGGGCGTCCATGACTGCGTTTCTAAACTCGTTGCTCATGACAGAGGCCCGCACGCCAAAAGAAGAAGCCCCGCCGGTGATGTACCAGAGGGGCCGCTTGTTGCCGGATGTCCGGCGATCGGTTAGGCGATGACCTGGCCGACCGAGAACGCCTTCGGCTGCGTGATCGCAACGTCCATGTCCTGGAGCGCGACGAGGCGCACGCCGCCGGACTTGGAGAGGCTGGCCGTGTCGACCGTAAGGTCGAGGCCGGACCAGAAAGCGAGCACCATCTTCGACCAGTCGCCGAAGTAGAGCTTCTTCTCCGTGGCGAGGTTCGCCTTGACGAAGTCGTAGCCCTGGCACATGCTGGACTTCGTGTCCAGGAGATAGCCGCCGTTGACCGCACCGACCGTCGTGGCGGACGCGCCGCCGGAAGAGATCTCGCGGACGTCGAGCGTCGAGCCGAGCTTAGCCCAGACGGACGGCTTGCCGGCGAACTTCATCGAGACGCCGTGTGCGTTCGCTTCCTCGATGGCCGTGATGAACTCGAGGATCTTGGCCAGCGTCGGAGCCGTAGCTGACGTGATGGCGTTGACGCCCGTCGTGCTGTCGAGGCCCTTCGGAGCGCCGCCCGTGCCATCTCCGGAGAACGCAGCCGTCTCAATGGCGACAGCGATCGCGTCGCGCAGCGCCTGGGAGATGAACGCCTGGACGCCGATGCCGCTCTGAAGCATGAGGCGGCGGGTGATGTCCGTATACGCGCCGACCGTGTGCGGCGTGAGCTTGACCTGGCCGATGTTCGGCGTGGTCTCCTTGGCGTCGCCGCCTTCCGCAGAGACCCAGTAGGCCGTGGCAGCGTCCGACTTCGGGATGTCCGCGTCACCGACGAGGCCGGTGATGATGCGCGCGCCGAGCTTGCCGAGGACCGTCTCGGCGACCAGGGCCGGGACCATCTCCGCGAAGAGCGTGTCCGTCGAGACGAGGTACTTGCCAGCCTTGCCGGCTTCTGTGCCGACGTTGAATGCGCGGGCCATAACCTGCTCCGGGATGAAGAAGCCGCGGGCGTTGCGCTTCGTCTGCTTCGCGATCTCGTCGGAGACCTCGCGCTCGAAGCCAGCGTCGACGTCACGGACGCCGGCAAGGCAGCGGATGACCTTCATGAGGTCGTACTCGCGGGCGATCTTCTGCTCGTCCTTCGGATCGAGGACGACGCCGCGCTGCTCGGCGGGCACGGTCGGCTTCTTGAGCTCCTCGCGGAGCTGACCGATCGTACCTTCGAGGCGCTCGATCTTGCCGTTGAGTTCACGGATCTCGCCAGCCTGATTGGCGGAGGGGGTGGCGGCGGGGGTAACCGCCGGGGTGTTCGCGGGTTCTGCCATGGGCAGACTCCTTTCCTTTTTGGCGGCGGTTGTTGCCGCCGGTTCACCTTCGGTCATGTCCATATCGCGACCTACGCCCACTCGGACGTCCGCAGGGACATTAACGAAACTCGCTTCATACGGGCACCACTTCACGGCCCGGTAGACCGGGAGCTTGCCGGTCTTCTTATCTCCGTCCTTGACCTTCTTCCACTCGCGGACGAAGTAGCCGACGGACATGTTCTTTCGGATCCCGTCGAGCGCGTCCGCCTCGAGGTCACGCGCCTCCTGGGAGTGTCCGAAGCGGACGACGCCGCAAATCTTGCCGTCGGAGACCTCCGGCTTGTCGATGATGCCGACCTGGCGACCGAAGTGGCCGTCCTGGATGACGAGGCCGTCTGCGATGCGCGTCTTGTCGATCTCGCCGTCTCCGTGGCCGAGGATCTCGAGAGCACGGACCCAGGTCTCGTCGTCGGAGTCGTATACCCACCCCCGGCATGGCTCCTCGGACGAAACGGAGACGCGGACCTCCTTCTTCTTCGCGTCGCCCTCGCCGACCTCGCGGACGGCGAGAATTGCCTCGCGCTTCTTCTGGCGCGTATGTTCGGGGTTAGTCTTCGGATCCATCTTTACTCTCCTTCTTGGTGGTGGCCGCTGCGTCAATTTCGGAGCGGATTGTGGTAGTGGCGAACGGGCTCGGCAGTCCTGCATCCTTGAAGGCCTTGTCGACGCGGGCGTTCTCCTCGAGGTTGTCGTCCGTGTCTGTTCCGTACTCGGCAGCCGCCTTTGAGTGTGTGACGAGGCCGTTCTTGATCGCGAGGACTGTCGCCTGGATGTCCTTCATCGGGTCGACCCAGGTCCACCGGCGTCCGATGAACTGGTGAGGCGTGAGGCGCTCGAGGTCCGAGATCATGTAGCTCCCGGATGCTCGGAGCGTGAGGAACGAGGCGAGCCAGATGCGGAAGAGCGGGTCGAGCACGCGCTGGACGACCGCCGCCTGGTGGATGAGCCATTGGTCGCGCTCGGCCAGGGTGCCGGCACGGACCGACGAGTAGGAGACGCCGCTCCAGTCGTTGGCGAAGTTCGCGTACTCGACGCCAGCGCCAGATGCGATGTCGCGCAGCATGGCCGTCTTGAAGGCAGGGAGGCCTGCGTTCGGGTGGTTCGGGTGCTTCGCCTCGTAGTCCCATCCCTGGGTGAGGACGATCTTCTGGCCGGGGGTGGATGGTGCCTCGAGGCGGGAGCGGACCGCATCGTCCTTCGCGAGGGCCTTTATCTCGCCCTCGCGTCCTGCAGGTGCCTTGAAGATGCCGAGCGTGTTCACCTCGTCACGCGCCGCGACGAGCTCCGCCTGGTCAAATTCGTCGAGCATTTTGAGCTTCTTGATGAACGGGTGCGCCAGGGGGAAGCCTCGCACCTGGTCAGCGTCCTTCGGGACGTAGAGGTGCAGCACGTCCTCCGCCTGGATGCGCACGCGCCGGCGGCTTCCGACGGTGTAGCCGGTCGGGTCAGTGCGATCGGCGTCGAAGTAGTAGGCGACCTTCCGGCCCGTGACAAGGTTGATCTCCACGCCGAGGCGGATGGCCACCGTGTCGGAGAGTCTGGCGTTGAGCGTCTCGTCGATGCAGTCAGGCCGCACCACGCGCAGGGAGACGCCGAAGGGGTTCTGCGCGGAACGGTTGACGATGACGAAGGCCTCGCCGTCACGCGCCCATGTCTCGACGACCAGGCGGAGGACAGCCGCGAGATCCATGCAGCCGGACGCGTCCACAAATGCGGGGTTGCTCGCCCACTTCTCCCAGGCGCACTCGAGGAAGTAGGCGGCGTCGGAGTCCGCAGTGACGTCGCCATCGGCATTCTCGGCCTGTGACTTGAAGCGGAAGCCGGTAGGCCCGGCGACGTTCGCGACGAAAAGCTGGAGCCAGCGGGCGAAGTACTCGGAGTTCTTGGCCATGTCCCGAGCCCTCGAGCGTACGGTCGACAGGGACGCCGCGAGCTCGCCGTTGGAGAAGCCTCCGTCGAAGGTCCAGGGCGCGAGATGCGAGGAAATCTCGGCGGCGGCGAACGCGCGGCTCTGGATGAGGGCCGACTCGATGGGGCCGAGCAACGTGGACTGCTTACGCTTGAAAGGCCAAAAGTTCATTAGCAAAACCTCGTACCGATGGTGAAGATGCCGCAACCTCCGACGTCAGCCGCCTCAGGGTCTCCTTCGACGCGGATCGTGCCGTTATCAATCGCCTTGACCGTACCGTCGGCAGAAGTGGCGAGGACCACGTAGCCGTACTCTCCGTACATGGCCGAGGTGTCTATAGCCGCCGTCCATGTCTCTCCGGCCTTCTCGAGCGCGACGGACCCGCCGCGCGTGGCGACGCCGCCTTTGAGGATCGCGTCGAGCGCGGAGATCTCCTCGGCGGTCTTGTCCGTTGTCGATATCTCGCCGACCGTGACCTGGCTCTTGAGCGATCCGATGAGGGACTTCGCGGCGGTGACGGCAGCCGTGGATCGGGTCGGCCACCACTTGAAGACGACGGCCTGCGCGGTCGCGTCGGTGGCGGACGGCGTGATCGTCTCGCCCTGGATGTAGTCGGTTTTCATGGCGAAATTGGCCGAGCGGTCAATTCCCCGTAAATAACAAAAAAAAAGCCCGCCGGGTGGATCTTCCCGACGGGGCAGCAGAAGCGACAGACGTCGCTCGGTCAATTAGGCAAACTTGTAGATGATCGCGCCGCACTTCTGGCACGTCCCCTCGGGACCGGAGAAGACGACCGAGCCGCCGCAATGCTTGCACTTGAACGCGGGCGCGGCCTCCTCGGCGTGCGGCATTTCCTCCGTTGTCTCATCGGAGGGCGCTTCGGGCGGCGTTTCCTGCTGCTCCTGCGCTTCTTCGGTCGCGGGCGTCTCTTCGTCCGTCTTCGGCGCGGCGGTATCCTGGGGCGCTTCCTGCGGCTCCTGCGGCGCGGATGTCTGGGCGGGCTTCGTGTTGTGCTTCTTCTTTGTGGCCATGTTTGGCTCCTTTTTGGGTTTGTACTACAGAAAGACGGGTCCATCGTCCTCCTCCTCGGAGGCGTAGGCACCGTCACCGGTCAAATTCACGGCACCCGCCAGCGCGTAGCACATGGCAAGGGCGTCGCCGTAATCGTGCGGGTTCCTCGATCTCCACTTGTAGCTCCAGCGCTCCTCGTCTCCCCTGGTTGCGACCTTCGTCTTCTCGAGGAGCTTCTCGTTCGCCACCTGGGCGGCGAATGCCGAGTGGTTCGCGTTCCCGTCGAAGAGAGATAGACCTCCTGGCGCTCCCGTCTCGGTGCCGAAGGCGCGGTGGACCTTCTCCTTGTACGAGTCCGCGTTCCAGGCGAGCCACCGGCGGCCCTGCGGGTCTCGACACTTGACGGTGTCGTTGAGCGCCGAAGCCACGCGGGAGCGGACCATTGGGTTCCAGTTCACGCCGGCGCGTCCGAGCATGGCGGTCGCCTTTATTCCGCATGCCGTCTCGCTCATGGCCGCGAAGCGGGTGATCGCCGCGAACTGCTTGCCGCCCGCGTCGATGCCCCAGGCGTCGAGCTTGATGCCGAGCGCCGCGATCTCTCTCCCGGTCTGGCAGGCGGCCTCGTAGACGCGCCGGTTGAACTCCGCCTCGTTGAGCTTGTCCGAGATTGCGCACTTCGTGACGTGGTAGGCGATGACGGTGCCGGTGAGTTGCGCGTCGAAGGCGGTGATCGCCGACGTGAGGCCGTATGACGGGTTCACGTCCGTCGCGGCGGCAACGAAGACCGTTCCATCTTGGAGCGTCTTCGACGGTAGGCCCTTCCGGATGCGCGAGAGGATGAGCCGCGACGAGATCTCGAATGCGAACGAGTTGCGCGGCGGGTCCATCTGGTACTCGCTCATGAACGAGTCCAGACCGTCGCGGTAGAGGATGTTCATGGCGTGCTGGATCCCGGAGATCTCCGTGTCCGGGTCGAAGTTGAGCGGGTTGAGTACCTTCGCGCCTAGGTCCATCTCCCGCCGGTGCTTCCTGTAGTAGGCGTTCGCCGCGACGTGGGGCTCGCGTCCTGCGTCCTTCTCTGTGGCGTAGATGGCCGCGTACTCGTCCCAATGGTCGAAGAGTCCGGGCGCGTCCTTCGCCGTGGGGTCGTGGCACTTCGGCCATGAGCCGAGAAGCTGATAGGTGGACGTCTTCCAGCCGCGATCCTTCGCGAACGTCTCGGAGACGTCGTCAGGCTCGATTGGCGTCGAGGTCATGATGGCCGCGATCTTCTTGCGGTGTCCGGCAAGGCCGAGGAAGGTTCGCTTGACCTTGCGGACGATCTTCGCGACCTGGGTGTCACTCTCCGCGTCCGTGTCCGTCTGGATGTCGTCCAGGACTACCAGGTCCGGGCGCTGGCTCATTTTGCCCTTGCCGCGGGCACCGGCCGAGAAGCCGACGGCCTCAAGAATCGCGCCGCTCGATGCGAACGGGAGGCCCGTCTTCGGGTTGATGACGTGCGGGAGGACGATCTTCGTCGCGGACTTCTGCGGATGCGTGTGCTCGCCGCGGATCGTCTGCGTCGGCGATCGCTGCCAGGAGCCGCCGAGCTCCAGGAATGGGACGGCCACCTCCGGGAAGTCGCGGACGTATGTCGGGTTCTCCGTCATGCCCAGGAAGACGTCATCGAGGATGTTGGCCGCGTTCGCACCGTTCGCGGCGGTCGCGACGATGTAGCGCCGGTGGCCGAAGGTGATCGCCCACTTGAGGATGCACTTCTCGAAGGCCGTCTTTCCCGTGCCTCGAGGCATGCGGATATGATACGGTATCGCCGACGAGAGGACGGCCTCGGACATTTCGCGGAGGATCGCTTGGAGCGGCGGCGGCGGCGGGGACTCGAGGAAGCCTCCCTCGCCGGTGCAGTAGGTCTTCGCGAAGAAGACGGGGTCGCGTTCGGCCTTCGCGCGCAGCTTCCAGTTGACACCCTTGAGCACCTCGGTGAAGCGTTCGCCGATGTCCGCGCGCCTGGCGGCGAAGAGGGCGGCGCGCTCGGCTCCGGTCATAGCGCGCTCGCCGATTGGCTTGCGCCCTCGTTTCTTTGTTGTTTCTGTCGGTTTCTCGCTATTTTCTGTCATTTCGTTAGGCAATTTCGGGTGAAGAC